AAGACCCACTGGACGTTCTTAGCGAGCTCTGTGACGCTCCCACCTTCATCCAGATGAATCTCAGCTCCCGGAGCCCATTCAAACTCTTCTACCTCACCAGCAATAACTAGCGGAGGGAGGACAGCCAAGTCCATAGCATCAGCTTTCAGATTCTCCAGATGGTCAATACGATATTGCATACCCACCAGATTATCTAGAGGACCCATAGCCCAGACATTATCAGGGCGAAGGCGCCAGCCTACGTGCCAGATAGGAGCACTACCAAACCAGCTAGGAATAGGAATATCCTCAATAGCCCACATACGGTCCATGATGGTAATCTTACGTCCGCTGCTGAATGACCCATCGTTTGTGTTATAGATATCCCCATAGAATGTGAGGATTTCAACATATGACTGACCAAGGTAGTCTGTGTAGCTACCGAAGCCATCAATCAGGAAACTCTCTGCTTTATCCCATTGCTCTAATCCATACGTAGATGCATAGGCGGAAAGTTTATTACGATTCTCTAGAGCTTTAGCCAGTGCTGCATTCTCAGGCTCATTCTGGCTCTTCCAGACTAGTTCACCATAATTAACAACACTTCGTACAACTTTCCAAGAATCTTTGAATGAACTAGCAAGTGGATTAAAGATAATATCAAGAGGGCTAATTCTACGAGCTTTTGGTCCCACATACTGAATTACCTTTTCCCCGTTAGCATCCTCTCGCGAACTGGCTTCAAAGTCAACAGTTGCGAAGGCATTGCCATAGTCAATGTAGTCCAGTAGCAATCGGCTCATCTCAGTGCGAAAATGACTTTCGCGGGTCTTATTGCCCATATAAGATTCGATAGCTACTCGCTTAGCTTTAGTAGCATCATCTTGCGTATAAGCTTCCCAGCGTAGCCAGTCATCATTGGGAAATAGAGCAGACAAATAGTTTGAATGCAGATTATCCCGAATCTGACAAAGTTTAGGCAGGGTAGTTGAGTTCTTCCAAGGAAGAGCGTTATTAGAGGTTGTTGATGTGTCAGTAGCAAAAATATAGTTACGAAGTTCTTTCCATTCTTGAATCTTTGGATTCTTATTAGTATAATAGGTAAACCATTCATTTGCAATATACTTAGCCACGTCGTCCTGGTTGAACATTACGGGCATATCGAAAGGTTTTTGACTCATTTGTATGCGACTCCACCGAAGCGGCTATGAATAGGAATAATGTTGTTTCTCGCCTTATTGAGATTGCCACGACTCATAGGCTTTACAGCAATGGTTACAGCCGCTGCAAGGGCATCCTTAATATCGTCATGTGCTGGCCTAGCCTGAATCAATTGCTCCTCTAGAACGTCCGTATAGCCACCTTTAAAGTGCCAAATATGACCATTTTCATAGCGATGTTCCAAGGCTGCAGCAATACGTTCTTCTTTGCTGCCTTCTTTACGATTGGGTCTGTATTCATCGATAGAAAGGCTCAAACCATTCTCACGCATCTTGTCTTTCAAGTCACGGACAATAACAGTCTGTGCTACAGTAACTTCAGCCCTGAGTTTCTTGAACTCCCACTTGGCATGAAGCCTAACTATTTCATTAAAGTAGTCTACGATCTTGTCTGTTTTGAAAAGGCTAATATCAAGAACATAAATAAAATTATCGGCATCCACACCGATAACAACAATAGCTGTATCGTCAGACTTCTTTGATAAGCTAAATGCGAAGTCGATCGAAGCATAGACATTTAGTTTGTTGCCTTTGAAGAACCAGTTGCCGTCTGATTGCTTGAGGAACTTCCGGTCATAGTATTGAAACTTGTCAGCGCCGATCCGATTTGACCCAGGGTCGTTAGGGTTGTTGTAATATTGGGCGAAGAACTGAGTCCGATCACTATACTCAGCACGAATACGACTAAGGACGTTTTTATTAAAGCCGAAGCTTTTTCCGTCTTGAGGGCGGACGGTACTAGGCCAGAGAAAAATACCATCAGTTTCGACCACATGTTCTTTAATCTCCCATACAGGTTTACGTTCAACTTCTACGTCTTCGTCATTGAATACTGAATACTCTTGGGATTTCCATATTGCATATACGTCATTAGGATGGTATCGGGTTCCACAAGCCATTGTAAATCCACCGGGATTTCTAATAGAAGTGAACTGAGATGCTTTCTTAGATACTAGATCACGGCCATCTTCAGTGTACGCATTCTCTGGTACAACCAAGTCGTCGGCCAAGACAATATCTGCATGCCATCCTGTAGTATTAGTAGTGAGACCTGCTGTTTCGATTGTAGCATCTCGGATACCTTCAGTCCTACGCTTAGGATGGTCAATAGCGAGAGTGGTGTTATTCCACTTCTCACGTTTACCTTCTTGAGGGTGAACATACTCAGGAAAGTATCGACGATACACACTGGAAGCCATAATATTCTTAATGGCGTAAAGCTGCGTTTCTGCCAGACCCGATGTTGCTGATACGTATAGGATAGTTACTTCTGGGTGTCGAGTGATAATCCAAGCAGCCCATGTAGCCACCATATGACTCTTCAAATGAGCACGTGGGAGCATTACAAGCTTGTTACTTACAGCGTCACCAATCCCAAAGAGGGAATAGTTTTGCATCCAAGTGAAGATTTCCTTGTGGATATCTCCATACATATAGCCCGGATTGACGAGCCGAGCAAAGAAGAACAAGTCTTGTTTAGCAAGTTCCCGAAGCTCTTTAGCTTCATCTGGCATCCTGTCAATTTTACGCTGGGCTTCTCCAATCCAGTTTTCTTCAGCCATTCCTTAGTCGTACCACATCCGCTGTAAATTCATCTTCTGCCTTAGCTTGGAACTTGATCTCACGTTCTACATCCTCTTTAGTAGGACGACCTGCACCACGTTGTTCCCAGCCCCTATCTGCCAGCCATTTAGTAGCTTGGTAGTTACCACCCTTAGCACTCTGAATCATGGAAGCTACTGCCTTGGCTCGAAGTTTGTATTCAAGCTCAACACGCCATTCATCAATATGCTTCTTAATCATCTTATTCTCAGTAACCTTCTGCCAGTGCCTCCAACCTGCAAAACAATAGTTTGCAAAGTTGTATTCAGTGGGGTCTTCCATATCAAGAAAGATACGCTTGGCTGAGATGTAAGTCTTGTCGTTATAGAAGTAATCGATATCTTTTAGAGTGAAAATGGCGTCTTCATTATAACCAAGTTCAAGGAACAGACTTTGTGTCAGGAACCTTCCCTTGCTGTCCACCATCCGATCCCGAGGGATTAAGGGTTCTTCGTACAGATTCGTATTGCTCATAATAATAGTCTCTATCGATTATTGCTTGGTCTGCTCTGGCAGCTTCCCTTGCAAGAAACTCTGCATCCTGTCGGTAAAGCTGGGCTCCTGTGCAGGTGCTTGGAGCATTGGAATTACTGGGTAGGTTACTGGGACGTTCTTGCCGGTTGCGCAAGCTGTTAACAATAGACTGATAAGCAGCAGTATTACGTTTAATCGCTTCATCTTTTTCCTTGTCTGCAGACTCTTTATTGACTGCAAGCTCATTACTATGTTGTAAAGCCAGTTGTTCGCTTTGCTCAATGAGTTGAGTATATTCAGTGTTTAGTTTCTGATACTGTCGGTCTTTATAGAGCCATACTCCATAACCGATTGCAATAACAAGAATAAATGCTACAATGGCTTCAAGGATTTCAATTAATTGGCTAGGCACATTGCCACCTCTACCTTTCTACGATTATAAAGCCCTTTACTATATTTACCATTTACGTATGTCCATTTATACATCCCATTGCAGGCTTCTTCATATTTACCTTCATTCAATGGCTTTAGGACCGTACTCGATTTACAGAACGCGTTAACACCTACATTATATGCAAATAGGGTATAGGCATTATATTGATTTTGTGTTAGAGGGACATTAACACATTGAAGAATTCCAGCACCGTGTTTAATCAGGTCTTTCTCTAAAACCTCTTTACAGGCATTAGGAGTCCATTTAGCACCCATCTTTACATCAGGGCCAGTGTGCCCTGTACAGACAGTAGGAATTCCTCCAATGTCTTTATATGGCTCTGTAGTCGTTCCCTCAAGTGTTGCAGCCCCCGTAATGAGGGCCGCTGACACAGAACCAATAAGCCACTTGTTCTTCAATAACATTAACGAACTCGACGTGCTCGGATAATACCATTGGCAGTCATAGTACCGCCTGTGAAAGTAGTTCCACCAACAAGGAACACCGTAGTAGTAGAAGAGATACTAAGACGCCATACTGGAGTAGGAAGGTGATTGGCAGAAGGAGAAGTCATAGTAAATTGAAGAACGTTATTCTGACCAAAAGCACCAAGAGTTGCCGAAGTAGTGCTTACACCTGAAGCCAAGAAACTGGCACTGGTAACACTTGCACCAATGAATTGAATAGCACCAGACACATCCCAATCGCCAGCAGTAAGGCTAATGCTAGTCAGATTGAATGCACTATTGGCAGTGACACCCGAAGCCGAAGCGGTAATGAACTCACCAACACTACCTGCTTGCGCATTATCTACTGCTGTAGTACCTTTAATACCAACAGTAGATGAAGGAATGATTAAGCCCGAAGCGGTAACAGTAGTGCCATTAAACGCTCCAGTAAACGTGCTACTCCAGCTAGGAGGCGTGCTAGGGCCTCCCGAAGTGATAACCTGTCCTGCTGTAGAGCCAGAAGGATCAATAAGCTTAATAGGGCTTTTAGTTGTCATATAATTCCTTACCAGCCTGACGGGATAAACGAAACAGTGCTGCTACC